CAGGAGCGGACGAAGGCTACGATGGAGGAGAAGCGTGAAAACAAGGCACTTACAGTTAGTTACGCAAAAGCACTCGGTTACGACAGAAACCAGATCGATTGTCTCATCACCCTATGGACCCGTGAATCCCGCTTCGACCACCTTGCTCGCCCAAGAGACGCTTCGGGCAAACCAAGAAGCACGGCTTTTGGAATTGCTCAACTCCTTAGAGAACGTAGTGGAGAACCTGAACTACAAATCCTTCACGGCATACGATACATTAGTCATCGCTACGGAGGGAGTGCGTGTCGCGCTCTCCGACATAGTGACAGAAGAGGCTGGTACTGATACAATTTGAGCACGCCCTCCTTTCGGCACGAAGAACCTCACTGCACCCTTCCGCAGTGGGGTTCTTTATTTGTCCGTGGAGTAGAAGCCTTTGCCCTTAAATGTAATAGAAGGAGAATCCCATTTGCGTATCATTGGGATGTGGCAATCAAAGCAAGATGGTTCACGTGGTTGCTCGTGGATACTACGTTCAATAGTTAGTTCAGTATTGCAATCAGGGCATCGATAGTCGTACATCATTGGTAAGGTGATTCCCCTCCAATAAAGTTAAGTATCTTACGCAAAGCATTGGTACATCTACGATCTGCAGTAGAGACAGCGCACTCTGTAGCCTCACTCAACTGTTGCAGTGTGTAGTTCTCGTGATAGCGCAGGCGCAAGATGTTCTTATCATCCTCATCTAGTGACTCGTAAGCCTTCTTGATGTCAATCAGTGTAGCCAATAGGTTGCCACCTTCAGCAGGGGCTGCAGGTTTGCGTGGTGTGCCATCATTGATAAGGTTTTGTGCCTGTTCAATAGCGGTATCATTAACTATACTTGCAATAATGTAAGGTAATAATCGTGCAATAGTTACTGTGTCATAGAAGGACTCATCATTGGTCTGGTATCCAGACCTAGCAGCCTTCTCCTTGCGAGCATAGCGTTCGAGAGCACGGCGCATCTGAAATGCAATACGCCTCTGGTTAATCAAACGAACAGCATCGTTCTCATCTTCTAGTAAACCATTGAAGTATGTAACGCGAGCCATTACCCAAGCGTATGCTTCTTGTGTTAGGTCAGTACGTTCTACATACTTACGATAGCGACGGTGAACAACGGTAACAACACTAGGTACAAGGTCGTTTAACTGTGGATGTAACTCAGTCATTAGGCCACTTACCATCTATCACCATCAGTGCAATAGCACTGTAGTTAAGTAGATCAATAAAGGAATCACGCAAGGATTCATTCTCAGGTGTGGCACCACTGTCAATCAAGTGATTGATGCGTGCTGTCTTGTCCCACATACGCACACGCAGTCCATTGAGAGGACCACCAGGACTACGTGAGATGTTAGTAGGACCATAGTCTTTGTGCTTCTTGATGAGCAGATTACCTGCACCATCTAGCACCTCCCACATATCTGCTACGAACGTGTGGTAATCGGACGTATGAGCAGAGTCTCCGCTTGTCTGTCCAAAGTTAGGACTTGAAAGCCCATATGCTGCAAAGTCTGTACCACTGTGACCCAATCGCTCTCGGTCATTGTCATACATCACGCACCTCCAAATAATTTCAACGCCTCATCCTTGCCGTGTGCAAGGTAGAAGTCATTGATGTCCATCGATGCAGGCAATGATACTATGCGTGAGTTCATTACTTCCTGTGACACACGGCGTGAGAACTCAGCACCTGGGTTGGTTCCATCCTCTTTGATGTCGTTGTCACCGACTACATACACGATGTCATAACCTGTAAACAACTTAGTAAAGTGTGGCTTCCAAGCCTGCACTCCTGGTACTCCTACCGCTGGCAGATTCAAGATACCTGATACAACTACTGCATCTAACTCACCCTCACACACCACGATACTAGATGAATCAATGGTGACATCAGCCACGTTATACAGGTGACCCTTCTGTCCTGCTGGTGCACCATACTTAGGCTTGCCATCATCTAGCCTACGAAACTTCACACCCACACACATACCAAGTGCTGTCAGATAGGGCACAGAAAGCCAGCCCGCGTGGGTTTCGTGACCATTAATTGGGTCTGTTACTACACCCAACGAAAACTGTTGAGCAACATCTTCAGAGATCCCACGTCCTTCGAGATACTCTATTGCCCTTGTGTCCAGGTTTTTGCTGTAATGATTGACCGCTTCCAGCAACGATCTCGATTGCTCGTGCGAGTGCATCCTTAAACTCCAAGTTCTCTATGATACCTACGACGTTGACCGCGTTACCACCCTTCCCGCAGGTGTGGCAGAAGAATAGATTGTCATAGGTATTGATGACAGCGCTTCTTCTTTTATCAGGATGGATGCAACATCTTACTGATGCTGATCTTCCCTCTCGTACTTCCCCTCCATAGTGCAGAACTATTGCCCCTATGGGGATTGTGTTTGCATCAACGGAACCTTTGAACCGTCCCGCTTTACGTACCCTGGACCAGTCTTGTGCTGGCATACACACCCCTTATAGTCGCACTTGTCGTGCCAGTTAGTGGCACGTTTGTAATGGGCAAGAGTGTTCTCTTCTCCACCCTTCATACAATTCTGACAAATCATTTGAACTCCTTCAGTTCTGTTACTGGTACACGCCATCCGCTGATCGTGTCATCACGATACTGTGCGGTTGCATACTCTTCAGGGTTGCAGTAACCATAGACTTCAACCTGTGAGTAATAATCTTCATCAAGGATCTTAGTTCCTACTAGTATCTTGCCATTATCTTTATTCCAAAATGGAATTGAATCACGTGTGCGTACTGTGCGTACCTCAAAGTTAACACCAACATCAGGCAATGCAGCACGACGAGGATGTAGTTCATTGGGATACCACGGTACATTCCACGCAGTATCAGTAAGTGAGGCAACTGCCCACTCAGATACGTTGGCTCGCACATTGGCAAGAAGTTCGTGCTCCAGATAGCCGTTCTTCTTACCTTCTGCATAGTTTGGTCTGTCTACTGAACCATACTTAGCAAGCCAACGCTCTGTTGCAAGCATTGTACAAACTCTTACTTCATCCCTGCTCAGGCGTACTATCATCTGCCTCTTCTTCAGTAGTTGAATCTTCAACTACTTCTTCTACTGGTACTAGTATCTCTGATGTTGTGATTTCTCCACCTGGTACTGGCATTATTGTTTCTCCTTTAGCCATTGAGTTAAGTCTTGGATTACCCAAGCCTGATCTATTGATGCGTTGCGACGCTTAACTACAACATAAGACATAGGTACTTCCCCAAGACCTCGTGCCTTTGCATAGTTAAGCGCCTCAACTTGCGCTTCTCTCCAGAACTCAGGCAGGGAAAGGGTCTGCCTGTTCTTGAGTTCAAGGATGTAAGTTTCTCCAGATATGATAACAACCATATCTCCTTCATCCTTTGCCCCAGCCTTAGTCAAACGCTCTGCCATAGCACCCGCATTGCGGAGCCACTTCATTACATCTGTCTCAAACTGAGAACCTTTACGTCCGTTCTTGTTAGCCATCAGTACACCGTCTGCATATTAGAGTGCAAGTATGCCCTGCCTTGTGCATCTTGGTCTCCTATCTGACACGCTGCGAAGTTAACAAATAGTGTAGCCCATTTAGAAGCATCTGCTGTATGTGGACCAAAGCGGTTCTTGACTGCAGCCACACGCAACATACCCTGTGATGGGTCATAACCTAATGTAAGTATAAGAGCAGGTAACTGACTGACCTTACCGTGAATAGCACGGCGTGGAGGTGGCATCAACGGTGACCCATACTCGCTCTGTTCTGATACGTGATGAAGTACTAAGACACAAGCCTCTGTCTTGCGTGCCATATCGTGCAGTTCCATCATAATTGCACGTAGTCCTGCCCATTCATTGTCTGTTTCGGCTGCAACATTCATTAAGTTATCAATGATAATTAACTCAGGTGCTATGCCAAAGAGTTCAACGTAGGCTTTGATTTCTAATTCAATGTCATCGAGTGATGGACTTGAATCAAAGACCCATTGTATGTGCGACATCTTATTTAGGTGGTCAGCGTAGAAGTCATCTTTGTATTCCATATTGGATTCAACTGTTAACTGTGTATGCCCTGAGATCTGCGCTGCTGAACGCATCAAGACTGTAGCAGTATCAGTATCGGCTGAAAAGAAAAGTGTTGGTACCTTTGCCTTGATTGCATAGACAAGAGCAAACATACTCTTACCAGCATTCGGTGCAGCAGCAACCATACATACTTGCCCTCGTCTAAACTTAATGGACTCACCAGCAAGGCCAGTCCATACATCAGGCAGGGGCACAGCCTTAATAGTGCTGGTGCCCAGTGCCCGCTTTAGATTAAGCAACTTCCCCATCCCCTCCAAGATTTATTCTGCGTTGTCTTCTTACAGTTTGACGTTCACGTGGGGCTAGTCCACCCCATATACCAAATGCTTCTTTGCGGATTCCCCACTCAGCGCATTCAATTCTATGAGAACATCCTCTGCAAATTGATTTCGCATACTGACCATCAACGTAACTTACTGCTCCCTCTTCTCTTTCAGGGAACCAGAAGTCACCACCTATCTGTGCACATAACGGGTTCTCGTACTCACGAGGTTCCCGCATTCAATTATCTTAGGAAGATTGCTTCGCACTTATCTGCTGCACCCTTTGGCGCAGCACACATCCAGGCTTTCCACGGTCCACGTGCTGAGGTTCCATTACGAAACGCCATAGTGCCGTGCTTACAGGTTGGGGCTTGTCCTTCTACAACTTGAGGTGCAGCAACAGGTGGTGTATTGAATTGCTTTTCAATTGATTCAACTGTTGGTGCTGATGCAACTGGTGCACCACGTAGTGATCCATTAACAGAGTTAATCAATGAAGATACATCCTGGACACTAGCCAGTAATGCTTCTAGTTCACCTTGATTATCAGCATAAACATTTACTAGGACACCATCCTTGCCATAGTTAACTTGTATCTTTGTTGTTGCATTTGCAGCCATTTATTTTCCTCCAGTTTGTTTGATTGATAACCGTTGAGACTCACTACCAAACTTCTTAGGCACGTACCCAATAAGTTTTTCTACTTCTTCACTGTCAATACTTTCACGACCTCGCACTGTTGTCCAACTGACTTCAATACCAGACTGTGTAGTACCTAGTAACCCTTCAAAAGAAGCCTTCAAAGAATCCTGATGCTTCTCTAACTCCTTTATTTCTTGTGCTAATTGTAGATAGAGCAATGCAT